TCTGTACAAGTCATCTGCGACTGGAACGATTACATCTCTGAACGGCGCTGCGGCTCCAAGTACAGTGATGGGTGGCTCTGACATTGCATCTGCACAGCGTTGGCCTTCTACTGGTCGCCAGATGAATGGATTGGCATTTGCAATCATCAAGCTGAACTACAGCCAAGATGCTGGCACAACAAGTCTCAGCCCAATCACATTCCATGCAAGCCATTATTTGAATGGCACTGGTGTTGCAAAGCCGGGTGATGTTTGGTATGACTACGTTACCAACCCATACTACGGCGGTGCTGTAGATGCTGCATTTGTTGACTCTGCATCAGCAACTGCATTGAATACTTATTCTGATGGATTGATAACTTATACGCCATCTGGAGGCGGTTCTGCGACTGAAGCTCGTTATCGCATCAATGGTGTTTTGGATGCTGGTCAATCTGTGTTGAACAATATCGACAAGATCATGACTTGTTGCGATAGCTGGATGTCTTACAACGCCGCTGCTGGTCAATGGTCTGCTGTCATCAACAAATCTGAAACAGCAGTTTATTCTTTTGATGATGACAACATCATTGGCGAGATTCGTGTCAGTGCTACAGACATCACGCAATCTATCAATCAAGTCGAAGCCAAGTTTCCCAATAGTGCAAACAGGGATCAGCCTGATTATGTGAATTTGGAAACACCTTCAATCCTGTTGTATCCAAATGAGCCTGTAAACAAATACAGTGTTAGCTATGACTTGGTGAATGACAGCGTTCGCGCTCAGTATCTTGCCAATCGGATTCTTGAGCAGTCACGCGAAGATTTGATTGTCAGCTTCAGCACAACTTACTACGGCATTCAGGTTGATGCTGGTGCTGTGGTTAGCGTGACAAACTCTGACTATGGCTGGACAAACAAATTGTTCCGTGTTGTCAAAGTGAATGAGGCATCTTTGCCTGATGGTTCGCTTGGCGCTCGTCTTGAGATGAATGAGTACAGTGCCGCTGTCTATGATGACTTTGACATCACGCAGTACACACCTGTTCCAAATAGCAACATTCCAAGCGCCATCTATTTCAGCGCACTGACTGCCCCTACGGTTGTTGCAAACAACTATAACGTCACGCCCCCCACATTCACAGTTCGTGTAACTGTGCCGACAACAGGTCGTGTGACTTATGGCACGTTGTACTACACCACATCATCTTCACCTCTTGATTTTGATTGGAAAGTTCTGGCTACTGCCAATGCGCCAGCAGGTACAGCGGCGGTCAATGGTTCAACATACGACTTTGCCAATTTGACATTGGCTGGCGGCACATATTATTTTGCGTATGTGGTTGGTAATGAACTTGGTCAATCCACAAGGTCTTCAAGCAGCACAGCGTTTGTATGGTCTCCAGTCAACAGTGAGTCTGGTAATGTGGCTTTCCTTCAAGGCGAGATTGATGGCCTGACTATTGATGTTGCTGATAAGGTGAGCAAGACATCAACAAGCGTTTTGACCGGCACGATTGTTCCAACTACATCTGGTGGAATTAAAACAGGAACAATCACATGGAACTCATCTGGCGTTCTGACTGGCGGCTCTGGTGTCGCCATTACATCTAACGGTATTGTTGGCGCTCAGTCTGGAGTTGCAAAATTCACCATTGATACGGCTGGCAATGCATTGTTTATGGGCGACATTAACACCGATGGCGATGCATATTTTGAAGGTCGCAATCCAGCATCATTCTCTGTTTTGATTGGCTCCACTTCATACAGCATTGATTATTCTTCTCTTTCTAATGGCATTTCCGCTGCTTCTGGAAAAGTTCGTGGTGGGGTTGTAGGTTATTCTGCATCGCTTACAAGTTCATACAACGTGGGTGTACTTGGCGTTGGTCGAAATGGGGTCGCTTGTCCCGGCATTGGCGTTGTTGGAGAAGGTGATTCAATTGGTGGTTACTTCAGCACCACAAGTTCAACAGGCTCGGCTCTTGAATGTAATAACACTGGCGGCGGTTTTGCTTTAAGGATTGATTCTGGAACATTCAGTTGGGGTGGTTATACCGTTGCTTCCCCAACTGGATCAACAACGACTTTCTTGCGAAATGATGGTACATGGGCCATTCCATCTGGAAGTGGTGGAGGTACGGTTACCAGCGTAAGCGGCACAGGCAACGTCTATGGCTTGACGCTAAGTGGCACAGTCACAACCAGTGGAAGTTTGACGCTTGGCGGCTCATTCAATACTGCAAGCATTCCGCTGTCAGCCGTTAACCTTTCTGGCTCAAATATCACGGCTCGTTTGATTGGTACTTCTGGAAATACCAGTGGTGTCACAGATGTGACTTTTAGTGGAACATTAACAGGCGGCGCATCGGGAACCATCTCATGGACGATGGGCACAAATACTGCTGCCATCAACATCAACGTCACTTCCGATTCAAGGCTCAAGAAAGACATCGTTGATTTATCTTATGGTCTGGATTTCGTCAAGAAACTTCGTCCAGTCCAATTCAAATGGAATCATGAATTGTTTGCTCACTATGGCGACAAACAAGCCTATGGTTTCTTGGCAAACGAGGTTGAGGAAATCGTGGGAACAGATACTACGATGGTCACAACCATTGAGCAAGGTCCGCTGGAAGGGTACAAATATTTCAGCAATGACGGTATCGTTGCGGCTTTGGGGAAGTCCATTCAGCAGCTTGAAGAAAGAATTGCTGCATTGGAAAACAAGGTATAAAATCGCTAAAACAAGACAGCATTCGCCCGTGGGAATCACGGATGTTCTAACTGTGTGCAGGGAACTGACATGGCGGTCTTTAATCGCAATACTTTGGCCCAGGTTTCGGGCTTTGACAATCCTATTCTTGCTGGCGAACTTGTTTGGGACCAGCAGACCTATTGGAATCTGTCTTTCACATCAAATGGCCTTCCAGTCGATTTGACTGGAGCAACCATTGATGCTCAAATCGTTCGCCGCGAACTGTCAAACATTGTGGATACCCGCAACGGGTTGACGTTTGACATCGCTGATTACAGCCCCACTCCTACAGCAATTCCTCTGACTGTCAGCAATATCAATACGGCCTTGGGTACTTGCACCCTTGTGATTGATGCTGGCGCTTGGTCTTTGATGTCTACAGACCCCGAACTGGAAATCAACGCACAAAATCCTGTTGGATATTCTGGTCGCGTCAAAGTATCTTTCCCTGCGGTTGGCTCTGTCCCGGCAGATGACATGATTATTTTCCTGTTGTTCATCGTCCGTTCTGACGGCGTGATTGTTCTGTAAGGATTGGCTATGAGCAACTTGAAGGTTACGGTTCTTGATGGCAACAACGTCAGTCTTGAGGTTGTTCCACAGCCTCGCGTTGAAGCACGCATTGATCGTGGTGTAGCTGGTCCAACTGGCCCTATGGGGCCAACTGGTAGCGGTCCTACAGGCCCACAAGGAAATGCTGGACCTACTGGTCCTACGGGCGCTATGGGGCCAACAGGCACAGGTCCAACTGGTCCGCAGGGAAATGCTGGGCCTACGGGTCCAACTGGCTCAATGGGGGCAACTGGGCCAACAGGACAGGCTGGAACTACTGGCGATGTTGGCCCAACAGGTCCACAAGGTGTCCAAGGTATTCAAGGGGTTCAGGGCATTCAAGGCCCAACAGGACCTCAAGGTGAACAGGGCATTCAAGGCATTGCTGGACCCACTGGACCAACTGGTGCTAATGGTGCTAATGGAGCCACAGGCCCAACAGGCCCTACAGGCGCACAAGGCATCCAAGGTGTCGCAGGCCCGACAGGCGCACAAGGTATTCAAGGCAATATTGGACCAACTGGTCCGACAGGCGCTGATTCGACTGTTGCTGGCCCTACTGGGCCGACAGGCGCTCAAGGCATTCAAGGTATCCAAGGTAATGTCGGTCCAACTGGTCCACAGGGCATTCAGGGCGATCAAGGCGTTCAAGGTATTGCTGGCCCTACTGGCCCTCAAGGTATTCAAGGAGACACTGGTCCCACTGGACCTACAGGCGCTCAAGGCGATCAAGGTGCAGTCGGCCCAACAGGACCTACGGGAGCGCAAGGCGCACAAGGTACATCCATTAACCTTAAAGGTGAAGTTGCTACTGTTGGCGATCTCCCTATGGTTGGCAACCTTCCCAATGATGCATACATCGTTACCTCTGAAGGTAATCTGTATGTATGGAACGGTACATCATGGTTTGATGCTGGTCAGATTGTTGGTCCTCAAGGCCCAACTGGCGCTCAAGGGCCAACTGGCCCAACGGGCGCTCAAGGCATTCAAGGCATCCAAGGTGATGTTGGGCCGACTGGCCCTACAGGCGCACAAGGCGATGTCGGCCCTACCGGTCCTCAAGGTATTCAAGGCATTCAAGGGGTACAAGGCGATGTTGGTCCAACGGGTCCTACTGGAGCGCAAGGCATCCAAGGTGAGGTTGGTCCTACTGGCCCCCAAGGCATTCAGGGTGTGGTGGGTCCTACGGGGCCAACGGGCGCTCAAGGCATCCAAGGCATTCAGGGTCCCACGGGGCCGACTGGCGCACAAGGTGAAGTAGGTGCAACTGGTCCTACTGGCCCTCAAGGAATTCAAGGTGTGACTGGCCCAACTGGTCCACAAGGGCTTCAGGGTGTTCAAGGTGACACTGGCCCGACAGGCCCACAAGGCGTTCAAGGTATCCAAGGCATTCAAGGCAATACTGGGCCGACAGGTCCAACTGGCCCAATGCCTACTGGCGACATCACTGGTGTGACAAGCATCAGTACGCCTGATTGGATTCTGTTTAACACCACACCAGCAACAACCCCGACAACTCCGGGTACGTTGTATTGGGATTCTGCTGATGGCAACCAAACGCTTTCGTTGGTGATGGCTGGCGGCACTGCTACACAGCAAATTGGTGAGGAACAGTATTTCCGAATCAAAGCATCCAGCGCAATCACAAACGGTCAGGTCGTGATGTTCACGGGCACTGTTGGCGCTTCTGGCGCATTGACTGGCGCTCCTGCCACTGGCCTTACAGCGGCACAAGCATCGTATGTGATGGGTATTGCCACCCAAGACATTGCATTGAATGGCTGGGGATATGTCACATCGTTTGGTTTGGTTCGCAACCTGAACACATCGGCATTTACTGCTGGTCAGATTTTGTATCTCGACCCAACTGTTGCTGGTGGCCTGACTGTAACTATTCCATCTGCTCCGAACCCGAAAGTTCAAGTCTGCGCTTGCATTTACTCGTCAGCAAGTAATGGCTCTTTGTTTGTGCGTCCATCGTTTGGTGGCGTGTTGGGTCAATATGAAGGTGACGTTGGCCTGACCACATTGGCTATTGGCGATGCTTTGGTTTGGAACGGCACAAAGTGGACTAATACACAAGCGGTTGGTCCCACTGGACCTACAGGCGCAACCGGGGCTACAGGCGCTGTTGGACCTACAGGGCCTACTGGTTCTACTGGCGCTACAGGTTTGACTGGTCCTACTGGGCCTACGGGTAGTACAGGTACTGGCGGCCCCACAGGATCCACAGGCCCGACTGGCCCAACAACTTATCCTAGTGCAGGCATTGCTGTTTCGACAGGCACTGCTTGGGGCACTTCAACATCTGCTGGGGATCAAACCCAAAACTTGGGATATATCAATATCCCACAAAATGCACAAACTGGTAGTTATACATTAGTGCTTGGGGATGCTGGAAAACACATTTACCATGCTTCTGGTGCTGGTGCAGCAACTTACACTATTCCTGCAAATAGTTCTGTTGCGTATCCAATTGGCACTGCGGTGACGTTTGCCAACTTGTCTTCAACATCTATTACTATCGCGATTACCACCGACACAATGTACTTGGCAGGGACTGGCACAACGGGTTCACGCACCTTGGCGCAGTACGGCACGGCTACCGCGCTGAAACTGACCAGCACCACTTGGATTATTTCTGGAGCGGGGCTGACATGAGCGGCATCTTGCAAATGGTTATGGAAGACTTGCGTTCATTTGGTGCGCCTCCGGGCCAGCAGGCATACACAACTGCTGGTACATATTCTTGGGTTGCCCCTGCTGGCGTGACTTCAGTGAGTGTTGTTGCTGTGGGCGCTGGTGGTAACGGTGGAAATATGAGTGGCTGCTTTCCCGGTGGTGGCCGTGGCGTTGGCGCTCTTGGATACAAGAACAACATTACAGTCACTACGGGATCTAGCTACACCGTAGTTGTTGCCGCTGCTGGCGGGGGGGCATCGACCTCAAGTTATTTCATCAATACAACTACAGTCAAAGGCGGCTCAGGCACAAATGCTGGGCCTATTGCTGGCGGGGCCGGAGGAACATTTACTGGCGATGGCGGTGGCAACGGCGGCGCTGGTGGTGGCTCTACTGGTAGCCCTCCGGGTGGTGGTGGTGCTGGTGGTTATGCCGGGACAGGTGGCACGGGTTCAACAACCTTCAATACTGCAGGTACTGGCGGCTCTGCTGGTGGTGGTGGTTCTGCTTCTGCCACTGCGTATGGTGGTGGTGGTGTTGGGTTGTTGGGGCAAGGTAGTTCCGCAACTGGCGGCGTTGCGGCCCCCGGTAATGGCGGCTCTGGCGGCGCTGCTGGCAGCGGAGCAAACGGAGGTGCTTATGGCGGTGCAGGCGGCGGGGATGGCGGGTTTGGCCCCGGCGCTGGTGCTGTTGGTGCTGTCCGCATTATCTGGCCGGGCACAACACGTAGCTTCCCGTCAACGAACACAGGCAATCTGTAATGGAACTCTTCATCCGACTTCAAGACGGGCAACCGTTTGAACACCCCATCTTTGGGGACAACTTCCGTGCTGCGTTTCCTGATGTGGACACCGACAACTTGCCTCCAGAATTTGCGCGGTTCACCCGCGTTGAACCCCCTGTTCTTGGCAAATACGAAGTCTATGAAGGTGTCACGTATGAGCAAGACGGTTCTGGTTATAAAGACGTTCATCATGTGCGCCCGATGACTGACGCGGAACGCGCCGCCAAAGACAAACAGCTTGTCGATGAACACAACGCCCTCATTGAGTGGCTGAAAAACAATCCATTGCCCGGCACAGATGGCGCAGGGAGCGCACCAAATGTTATTGGTTAAGCAGC